GTCACCCAGGGTAACGGTAGCTTGCGAGTAGGTGACGTTCAACGGGGTTACGTCGGTTTGCGGAACGCGAACCTGGGCAACGCCAGAGCCAATCTTGGGGAACTTGTGGGTAGCCGCAGTAACGCCGGTACGAAGACGGACAGTGTTACGCAGGACAGCATCAGCTTGATACGCCTGTTTAACTTCCGCATCGAACAGAGTTACAAAGGCATTCGAGATCGAAATAGCCATTTGTCTTCTCCTGAAAACGATATGAAGGGTTTAGCGTCGCTGGTTGTCCAGGTCACCCTGGGCCTTGACTTGTGCTTATCCTCGCACCGAGCAGTGGACTACCACCATTTATCGGCCTTGCGGTTGTCGATGGAGCAATTGTATTACACAAGTCAAGCAGTCTGTCAACTATTTTTAGACACAGCTCCCCCAAGGGTGGATAGCTCTGTATCCAGCCCCTCCCGAAGGGACTAGCTTGTAGTCTCTCCCAGAGTACCCATGAGGCAGCGATTCATCCAGCACAGCGCTTGTCCCACCGCTTTCACTGTGCCTACCCTAGTCCCTCGCTGACAGGCTAGTCGGAATGCTTGGGGGTGTGCCAAGTCCGGTGTTTCTCGGGTTCAGTCCATGCAGACCATCAGCTAACGCGCCCTGACGGTTGTCCAGAAAACAGAAAAGCCGCTTACTGCTGCCCCCGGTAGCAACCCTCTTTCGAGGGCAGGGGCATGAGTAAACGGCCTTTAATCTGTTGTTTGCTACGACAACAATTCCAATGTGCCAGAAAAAAAGCCCCCTGTCAAGAGGGGGCTTAAATGGCAACTTACCAGTTAATTGTACATCTTCTCAAACAGCTTCTCAACTTTGGCCCGGTACGCCGGGTTCGTCTTGTACTCAGGATTGGCCACCATAGATTCCAGCTCTTCCTTGGACACAGAGTCCTCAGTAGCCGTCTTCAGGGTATCCACGGGCACCCGACCCTCATAGGTCTCACGCAGCTTCATCAGCGCCTTGACACCCTTGGCAGTGTCTCCCCAGCGAGCGAACTCATTGAAGTCATCTTTACTGAAGATGCCCTTCTGAACAAGTCCACGCCCCCAGGTTGCCATGTTAGAGATTACTGCTTTAGCATTAGGGCCAAGCTCTTCCATCTCAGCTTCCATGCTGCGCTGCATCTCTTGTTGCTGCATACCGCCCATCTGCACAAACTGGCTGGCCAGCTCATCAAAGGCAACTTGGCTAAGCCCGTGCTTTTGTGCCCAAGACACATACGTCTTGGTAAGGGGATCGTCCTCTGGCGTACCTGCCAGGGCTTCCATGCTGTAGTTCCCGCCCTCTGGAGCCTTGTGCTTGCCAGAACGGAACTGCTTTTCCAGCTCCGTGTAAGACTTACTAAGACCCTCCAAATCTGGCTCGTTGCTGTCTTTTTTCCAGAACTTCTCAGGCCAAAAGTCAGGGCGCTCAAGGGGGCCGTCGTCTTCCTCGGTAGCGGGAGTTTCAACGTGGTTGAGGCTTTGCTCTTGGCCCTCGGTTGTCTGCTCTTCCTCTACCGTAGCAGAGGCCAGCAGGCCGGGGTTGTCATTCGCTTCGCTCATTTAGATCTTGCCTTTTTAATGCGTAGTTCAATGTCTCGGATCACACTGTTCTGTCCCTCTCGGTACTGTCCCAGTGATGCATCCGCACCGGGTTGCCAGCATGGACGCTCGAGATAGAACTCTCGCATCCACGCTAACACTTTGAGACCCTCATCGTTGCCAAACGTCTTGGCCACAAGAAGATCCATGTCTACAAACCCAGGCTCATTGCCCTTCGGTTGCTGCTCTTCTAGCTCGTCCCACCCGCTCATGCCATTGCCTCAGGAGCCGCAGCCTCAGGAGCTGCCTGCTGGGCCATCTGAGCCATCTGCACGGCTTGTTGGGCCATCTGATCACGCTCTGCCTGGGTAGTCCGCAATGCAGACGGCACGCCCAGCTTCTCAGCGATGTAATCCATTGCTGCACCAGACTTCAAAGCCATCTGACCTTCCGGCCCCATGCCTTGCGTGATCTGCATGAATTGCAGAATGTTGTTGATCTCATCCATGTTCTGCGCCATTGCAAGCGGAGACACGGGCGAGACTTTGACTTCCAGGCCATTGACACGCAAGGGAAGATCGATCAATCCGTTGTCGTCCATGACTTCCAACATCTTGGTGACGATGGGGATCATGGTCTCGTTGATCAGGCGACCAAAGGCGCTACCCAGGTTCTGAGCCAGCTCCTTCATGCGCTCCACAACTTCAGTGGCCGAGCGGGCAGACATGTTGTCAGGCGGAAGGCTCTCGTCCAGCAGCGTGCGCTTGATGTTCGCACGCATGTCGTTGATCACGATCTGGCTGACATCAAAGTCACCCGAGCGGGGTAGGGGCTTGAGAGCCTCACCCTGCGGGCCACCGTTACGGGCCACAGGGATGATCCGCACCGTGGCAGGGTTCAGCACGCCGTCATCAGCAGCCGTATAGACGCCCGTGATGGCCAGAGCAGCGTTCTTGAGCAGCAGCTCCAGCGTCTTGTTCAGCGTCTTGATGTCGGGCAGGGCCGTGATAACCGGGCCACGCCCATAGATCTCGCCAGCCACTTTCATGTAGCGGCTGACAACCCACGGCGTAGTCTTCTTCTTGCGGTAGACCAGTTCAGACTTGGTCTTCTCGTGGATGACGTAGTAGCCGTAGTCACCTCGGTCATAGTTATAGACCGTGGCCTCGACCAAGTCCACCTCTTGAGTTGGCTTGTCGTCGATCTGCTTTTGCAATTCAGCCGGGATCTTGGCATCTTTCCATTGCTGGGCAATGGCTTCACCCTTCAGGCGCATCTTGCGGTAGACGTTGTCCACCTGACCGTTAGCACCCTCTTCAAATGACACCAGATACTGGGGCACCGGAATGAAGTTGATAGGGCTGACAGAGTCACCTGGCTGCACCAGCATCACTGCCGTGCCGACAGACAGATCCAACAAGAACTCGCCCATAGCAATGTCGAAGTTCGACTGCTTGAGGACGGCAAACATCTTCTCGTTGTACAGATCTAGGGCACGCTGTGCCTCAGGGCGGCGCTCCACCGGGATCTCCGGGCCTGGTTCCAGGCGGCACCACTTACGCTGGGGCGGGAAGATGCCAGATTGCAGGCGGTTGGCAAAGCGCTGGGTAGAGTTAATGGCCGTGGAGTCAAAGACTCGGCTCATCTTCTTGCGGCCACCTACATTGCTCTCGTAATCGCCCGTGTACAGATTGCGCTGAGGCAAGGCGAATTCATAGGCATCCTCATACAGGCTGCGGAAATCCTCCTTGCGATTCAAGGCGATCTTCTGCCGAGCCAGAATCTGCTCGACTGTCAGTTTCTCAGCCATTTTTCTTCCTTGCTTCGTATCGTTTAAGTAGTGCGCGTCCCTTGGCCGCCAGTCGGGCAGCCGCTCCCTGCGTGCGTGGCACCGGCTCACCCCATGCATTGGCTGCTAGGGCCAGCCGAGTGGGTTCGCCATTGGGTTTTTGCAGCGGGCCACTCGGGTTTGTGTAGAAGCGAGTAAGGAATGATCCTTTGCGTCGCATCTTCTCGGGCGTATCAGCAGCACCCTTGACCCCAGGCTTGAGGTTCGCGCCTTCTTTGCGCTTGAAGTAGCGCCTGCCGGCTTCGGTTAGCCCGCCTTCAGGATTCTTGAGCTTACTCACTCGTACCACTCCAGATTCAAGTAGGCTGGATGAGCAACGCCGTTCACGTTTGTAAGCCTGAACAAATAATTTGTCAGTGGCTTGAGGACGTATTCCAATGTGGCTGCTGACCCACTGGCTGATTTTTTCCCGCTTCCGGCAGGAATAATTTGAGCATCTAGTTCTGTTCCAAGAGTAGTGACAGTTGGATTTATCACCATCGCAACATCACTTGGATTGCTTATCGCAAAATTGCGATTTCTATTGATTGGTGTAAATGAAGTGCCACCAGTGGTACTGGTGCCTTCATACAGATAGAACTCTGAATCACCCTGAGACCCCGATTGCACTGTCAGGTGTGGGTATACGCCAGCCGCAGATGCCAGAACAATATCGATGCTTGTTCCTGCTGCAAGTTTTGACGTCTCTGGATAGACCTTGTAAGCAAAGAACGCCCGCCCATCATGGTTGCGTTGGTGATTAACGTCCACCATGATCAGCGGCGCATCAGCTCCAGATAAAGCGCTAGTGCCACCTTCCAGTTTTTGCACCAGGCTCACGTGGCGAGCCTTAGTTGATAGCGATTCTGGTTCGATTGACGTAGCCATGATCAGCTTTTGCTCTCGCCTTCAATCGCATCTTCTTCAAGATCGGCGGCCATCTTCATGTCCATCTCGGACACTTTCTTGCGGCCAGCCCGCTGGGCCAGCATCTTGGCGACCTTGCGCTGAAACGGCGTAGGCGGCA